CTCCAATACCAATTATTTTATTAGAAGAATGATTTATCCAAATACAAATAATATTATTAGTTAATTCCTTACTTTCATTTGAAAAATATGTTCCAGGTGAATATATGCCATTTAAACTCCGAGTAGTATTTTTACTTTGTGAATCTTGAACATATACAACAATTGTATAACCATTATCTTGTAATTTTTTAATATATTTATCTAGTTGTGGCAAACCAAATCCAGCCATAACTACTTTAGATTTGCCAACACAAATATTTTTTCTACTAATAGCCATATCATTAATTTCAGCAAAATCTACAATATTACTACCTTGTATATTATTATTTTCATCTAATAGTCCATAAGCTTCAAAAAAAGAACCTACCTGCATTAAAACAAGAGTTCTCTCTCCATATTCATTTTTCCACTTTTCAGTCAAATCTAAATAATCTTTAACTATAGTCATCTAGTTAAAAAATATTTTAATCTTTAAATTATTTTATTATGCTATATAGTTTTATAAATTAATTTTTTATTAAATTTTCCAAACCATCATCTAAATTTATTGTAATTTTCCACTCCAATTCTTTTAGTTTGTTATTACTTATATAATATCGTTTATCATTAAAAGGTCTATCTTCTATATATTCAATCCAATCATCATAATTATCAGTTCCTATTATTTTTTTAATAAGTATTTTAGCAACATCTAATATACTATATTCCATATTTTCATCACAACCTATATTATAAATTTCCCCTATTTTACCTTTTTCTAAAATTGTAATAAAAGCATTTGCAGTATCAAAAGAATGTAAAAATGCTCTAACACAACTACCATCTCCTTGAATAGAAACTTTTTGGTTATTTTTTAATTGTTGAATAAATTTTGGAATAACTTTTTCAGGATATTGGTTAGGACCATATACATTATTTCCTCTTGTAATTATAATAGGCATATTAAATGAGTGACAATATGATTGAACTAACATTTCAGCAGCAGCCTTTGAAGCGGCGTAAGGATTGGTTGGACATAAAAGAGAATGTTCTGTCTTATGTTTCTCATTTGTTTCTAGCATAGATTCACCATAAACTTCATCAGTTGAAACATGTATAAATCTTTCTAATGTTTTACAATATAATCGCGAAACTTCTAAAAGATTATGTGTTCCTAATACATTATCTTTTGTATATTGGATAGAATCAGAAAAAGAATTTTGGACATGTGATTGTGCTGCAAAATGTAATATATGTGTTATTTTATTAGATTCAAAGATATATCTAAGTAAATCATAAGATTGTAAATTTCCATTAATAAATTTATAATTAACAGATTTTTGTATATATTCATCTACATTATTTTGATTAGCACAATAATAAAGAGCATCAAAATTTATTATTTTAGTATCAGGGTATTTTTTAACAAAAACATTGATAAAATTAGAACCAATAAATCCAGCACCACCAGTTATAAATAATATTTTATTTTCCATTATATAAATTATAGAGTAAAATATTTAATTACTAACTAAAAAACCTTATTATATAATATATGAGTAATATAATAAAAGATAATGTTGATAATGCTAAATTGTTAGTAAATCTAGCTTATTTACGGACAGAATATGCTAGTCAAAATACATATTATGCAACAATGAGAATGGCTTTTGCTATCGCATTAGTATCAGCATATACAAAAAATTTTTATGTTTTAGCATTTTCAATAATTTTACTAATTGGAGGATATATACAATATAAGTTTATGGGTAATATATTAATAGAAATAAATGAAGTTACAAGAAATAATAAAAAGAATGTAGATTATAATGATTTATATAAGTTGAGAGAATTTAACAACATAGTATTTATATTTTATACAATAATATTTATAATAGCAATATTTTTACAATTTTTTCATGATAGAAAAAAACTTTTAACTAACATTATTAAAAGTATAAAATAAAATTTAAATAATAATTTTAAAAATTACAAAAAATTATTATTATACTATAATTTTAGAATTTATATCAATAGATTTATTAGTTGAAAATTGTGGAACTTGTGTATAATTATCTTTTAATAATTCTCTCATTTTTAATAATAATTCTTTCCAAGTTAAATCTGGTTTTGAATTTACAGATTTTAAAAATGACCACGTCATAGCACCTTGGAATTTATTATTTATATAAGCATCTGCACTGGTTTGAGAATCAGAAGAACCACTTATAAAGAAGATATTACCTTTTGCTTCTATATTATTATCATTAATAATAACTTCATTGTAATCACTTGTAGTTAAATATCTATATTTAAGATCTAATAATGTTCCACTATGACAACAATCAAGTAAAACAAATAAGGTAACGCCTTCTTTTAAATATTGATCAGCAATTTGTTTTAATTCATCATCTGAAATTCCTCTATTATCAATCGAGACTAGTAATTCATCATTACCATCTAATTCATCGCCATTTCTATCAAATGTATATGAACCATGACCACTATAAGTAAAATATAATATATCTCCTTTATCTGAATTAATTAAAAGGTCTTTATATTTTTCTAATATATTATCACGCGTAGGTTTTAAAGCTGTATCATCTGTTAATGTTAAAATATTATCGTTACTTACTTTATGTTCCTCATTTAAAAATTTTTTTAGTGAATTTACATCATTAATACAACCTCTTAGTTCACTATTAGTATTTCTATAATTAATACCAACCATCAATGCTTTAAAATTTTTATTAATTTCTTGTGATGATAATGAAGAATAATATTGTTTTATTTTTTGCTCTTTTATTTTTTTATATTGATTTAATTTAAATCTATAAAAATTATGTAATCTTTGAAAATATAATCGTTTTATATGAGGATGTATACGCAATTTTCTAATCCGATTAAAATGATAATTGTAAAATCGGTTTAAATTATCAATATTTTTTTTGTATTCATTGTTAATAGTCTCAAGTGGTACCATTATACATTATATGTATATAAAATATTTTACAAAAAAATTTATTTTACTAGTGACAAAGGTTTCATTTTTCTTTTATTTTCTTCATTATGCCAAGAACCAGTAAAATGGTGGCGAATAAAACCATTTTTTGTATAAGGAATAGAAGAACCAACGCAGAAAACATCAGGTGGTAAAATTGTTATTCCGTGATTATCATTTGACTTCATATAAATATTAAGCATTTGAGTAAACATTAATGGACCAGTATAATCATGAACGCTTATAAGATATTTTTTAGAAATAATATTTTTTATACATTGCTCATATAATGCTTTGAATAAAAATAATTTTTGTTTTGCTATAATAAACCATTGACAACATTGTCCTGCTTGTTTAGTATTACAACCATAAAATTTACTAAATTCGTTACTGATAATAAGTGATGTTTTTTCTTGATCTATTAATTTATGACCCCCGCAAATATAATTATTTGTATTACTAATATTTTTACATTTTGAACAATGATTTATTTTAAAAGTATTAAAATAATCTGGATTAATTGAGTTTACAATTGAAAAATTACCTTTATTACCATGAAAATAAATAAAATCATTAAATAAATTATCTATATGTTGTAAAGGTTCACAATCCATATCAGCATATATTCCTCCTTTTAAATAAAGAATTAAATATCTAAAAGTATCAGCAATAGCACCACCATTTTTAACACTTTTTATTATTTCTTCATGTTGTGGAAAATTCTCTCTAACTATTTTATATATATCTTGATTATCATATAAAATAATTTCATATCCAGTATACATTTTTTTAAATTTTTCATAGCATTGTCTCCATATATGATTATCTATATTATTTTTATCTTTACATGTTAAATGTAGTATTTTTGGAAACATTTATGTAATATAAAAATATATTTTATAATTTATTTAAACTAATTTCTGTATTTTAATTAATATTTTTACTTAATATATCATCAAGTAAATATTTCATGTTATCTATTAATTTTTTATTTTCTGGAGAATCTTTATTGTACAATTCTCTAAAAATTTCACTTTCTTTTTCATTTGTAAAAATAGGTTCTTTTTCATAATTATCAAAATCTTCTTCTTTCAAAGATAAAATATAATTAATACATTCTCTAGGGTCATCATAATCATTAGCAATAATTATTCTTTTAGGATTAATAACTTTTTTAATATATTCAGAAGAACCAATATAAATTGGTATACAACCAGCTGCTAATGCATTAATTATTTTTTCTGACATATATCCGTAAGAAATTGTATTTTCAGCAGCTAATATAAATTTAAATTCAGAATATTTTTTTATAAGTTCTTCTGTTGATTTATCTGAATTTTTATTTAAAAAATTAGAATGATTTTTATCTCCATTATAATCAAAATTTAGTTTAGTATGTATACTTTTTGGACTACAATATTCGCCGAGAGCATATGTTTCTTTAGTATAATTTGTAATCATTTCTATAAATTTTATTCTATTTGTAGTAACATTCCAATTTTTATTACGAATACAATAACCAAAAAATTTTTTTCGATTTTTAATATTTAAATAATTATTATTCCATAAGTTTAATTTTTTAATTTTAATATAATCAATAAAACCATATGGTATATGTATACTATTATCTTCTATTAATGTTGTAAATAATATTTTTTGCTTTATTTTTTTAAATTTATAAGTATTTGATATAAGATTATAGAAATTAACAGCTTCCCAATTTACAAAAATATATTTTTTATTATTTTTATTCCATTCTTTTTCATGATCATAATGATGAGAGCAAATAATAATATCAGCATTTGAGTTATTTTTTCTAATAATATTAATTTTTGGGTTGTATAAATATAATAAATAATTAATAAAAAAATATGAATATGTATATCCAGAACCTTCTGAGCCAATTATTATAGTATTTTCTTGTTTTCCACAACACATATTACCATGTCCTTTTTTAATAGAACACATAAAACAACAAAAATCTTTATTATGCATTTTTTTATAACCACAGCTACATAAATTATTATCTAAATTTAATGAAAAATTATCCATTTATAATATTTTTATATTATAAATTATATGAAATTAAATTTATGTAAATGTGGATTTTTAAAAGAAGAACATCAAAAATTTTGTTGTATAATGTGTAGTTTAAACAAAGGTCATGGTCCTCGCTGTAAACAAATAACAAAAAATAATATTGTTGTAAATCACTGGTTAAATATAATACAAAAAAATTCTGAAAATAAAAATTTAGACAATATTAATGATTTATATAATTATAAACAAAATTTATCAATTGGAAGTCCGGGTAGTTTTTGTTTTATATCAACATATAATGTAGCAAATGAATTAAAAGGTATGTTATTATCATTGTCATTACATCATCCCAATGCTATTGTTTATGGATTTGTAGATATAAAAACAAAAAAAGAATTGGAAACTATGACACCTACACTTATGATAGAATTAAAGTTAGAAGTAAATTTAGAAAAATATTCAAATAAAAATAGAGAGCAAATGGAAAAAGAAAATATATGGACAGAATTTCAGATGGAAAAGGCGAATATAATAGAATATGCATTGAAATATTCTTCTAATACTTTATTTTTAGATTCTGATATAATATTTTTTAATCCTATAAACAGTATTGATAAAAGTAAAGATATGGCTTTATCGCCTCATTATATGAAAAAAACTGCATGTGATTTATATGGTTATTATAATGGAGGTATTTTATGGGTAAATAAAAAAGGAATAACAGATGATTGGATTGAATTTACAAAAAAATCTCGTTATTATGATCAAGCATCAATTGAAGAACTTGCTAAAAAGTATAATTTTCAAATATTAGGGCCTGAAATAAATATAACTCCATGGCGATTATTTCATGTAGATAATAAGATTAATGTTATTAACAACATTAAATGTGACAAAAATAATATTTATTATAATAATAAACCAATTGTATTTATTCATACACATTTTAATAAAAAAGATTGCTTATTTCATGAATTTAATACTATATTTTTAAAACTGCTTTATGTTTGTAAAAAATATAGAGAGCTATTAATTATAGATTATGTAAAAAATAATAAATGGATAATAAATATACCATCACAGCCTAGAAATGATATATGGAATCATGCAAATGATAGTTTTAGAGAGTTAGCATATTTATCTAGTTTAAAAAATAACGATTTAAAAATTAATATAATAAATGAAAACCATTGCTCATTATTTAATAAAGTATTGTTATATGATAGACCTAATAAGAATTGGATGAATAATGATATCTATAAATATTTATTAATTAAAGTTGGCAATGGTTCTCTTGACAATGAAATAAAATATTTAAGAGATAAAGGTTTAAATGCAGAACCTTGGATATTTTGGCCAAGAAGCGCAAAAGTTCTTGAAAATTTATTAGAAAATTATCCAACATTATCTTTTGAAGATAGACTAATTGAATCTATATTTATTGGTAATTATGAAAATAATGTTCAAGAAAAATTTAGAAAAACAAATATTAATTGGGATAATGTAGTAACTGAATTTCATTGCACTTCTGGACATAAACATAAATTTACACAAGAACAATATTTATTAAAATTAAGAATAGCAAAATATGGTTTATGTTTACGAGGATTTGGTAGCAAATGTCATAGAGAGGTTGAATTAATGGCATTTGGAACAGTTCCAATAATTACACCAGAAGTAGATATAAAATCTTATATAATTCCACCACAAGAAAATATCCATTATATTAAGGCATCAAATCCTGATGAATATAAAGAAAAAATAAAAAATATTAGTCAAGAAAAATGGAACGAAATGTCAAAAACATGTATAGAATGGTATAAAAATAATGTAAATAGTAATAATGCTTGGATTACAACTATTTCAAGTATTCTTTATAAAATATAATTATTATATAATTATATAATGAGTGATGTATGTTTTTGCGGATTTAAAAAAGAAATAAATAAACCTAGTTGCTGTGTACAATGTTTTATTGGAAAAGGTCATGGATTATTATGTAAAAAAATATTATGTAATGATTGTGATGATAATAATAAAATAACAAAAGTAATTCATAAAACAGGACCAAACACAAATAATTTTGATAAATTAGAAAAGATATTTGATAATGATAAAAAATATTTATTTAATAATTTAATTTATTATAATGATAATGATTGTGATAATATTATTAAAAATAATTTTCCAATAAAA